TGTCACGAAGGTATTTGTCTTCGTGCTTGGCCAATACATCGAGGCGGATGGCCGGTCCGTCGAATTCATTCATGAACTCTTTGAAATAGGCAAGATCGTCGGGATGCCGCGCAAAGAACTTATCGAGTTCTGCTTCTTTAATCTTCTTATAGTCAGGTTCAAGGTCCCCAGGAATCTCAGCCCTCAATGCTTCGAGTTGCGTACGCCACTTTCCTTTGGACTCTTCTATTAGTTCCTCAAGCGCTTTGTGTGCTTCCGCCCTCTCTCCGAAGAACTTGTTGATCCGGTCAACCATTAGGGGAACCTGTCGTAGTCATATGCGATGCAGTCAAAGGCGTCCACGCCAGTCGTGGTGTCACGGACTTAGACGACCAGTGGATATGGTCTTTAAATAACATCTCTTAGAGGTCCTTTTTTGGTACTCTATTAGGCCACTTATGACACTTTAATGACGCTGGAGGCCTTTAGAGTATCATTTTTGACACTTTATAACCTACCATCCGAAAGTAGAGTCATAGGGCTCGGGCTCGGACTTATCCAGTTGGTCGAATTCCCGACTGACCACGTAGGGTGAGGTCGGTCTGCTCATGACCATATACCGGAGAGCGTCATAGGCGTGGTCATCGGCTTTCGTATCCACGTCTTCCACGATTGTCTTCGAGTAGGGTAGCATGGGCAGCGTGGATATAAGGTGAGAGCACGAGTCGAATATGCGTAGTCGAGGGTCTCCGACTTCATTGAGGGCTAGTCGTCGGTGAACCTCGACCTTCCCAGGGATACGATTGTGATCAGCTCTCGTCCATACCGTACCTGACTGAATCATCGTCTCAGCTATGCTCGGCCCAAGACCCGTACGATTCCAACAGGCAGGATCTAGGACATATGCCCCCATCTGAGGATCCTGTACTTCCAGGTCTTGTACCTTGTGGGCTAAAGCTTCAGCGTTGAGCCCTTTCTCGTAAAGTTCCCGATAGATCCAGAGGTTACTATCCCAATCGATTGCCCCCCACAGGACACAGGACGGGGATGCATATCCGTAGTCTCCTGCACGAACCCTTGTCCAGTTGTGGGGTATAGTAAATGGCTCCACAACATGAATAGCCCTGTCGAACTCCTCAAATACTGCCCCATCAGTGACATCCCAATCCCCATCTAAAAGCCTTTTCCGCTCCACTTCCGGAAGGGACATGAGCATCGTTTCGTAGTCGGTGTCCTCGTATAGGTGAGGGTTGTCGGGTAGTCTGGCTGGGATGAACCGTCGTTGGAAGAGGGGCTGGTTCGCCTTAGGATGGCGTTCCCCGTACCTGAGGATCTTCCCGGAATCGATATCCCGAGCCCAGAAAGGCTGTCCCCACGGAGCCGGATCGATGAACATCTTTTTGACCCACCACGTCCCTTGGCCCCCGGGGTTCGTGGTAGCCCGCATGTAGGTTCGGACTCCGGTTATCGTCGTACGGAGCCGGGATCTCAAGTAGTTCCAGACGTACGGAGTCGGATAGTGCGTTAGTTCGTCTATTCCGATCCAAGCAAAGGCTTGGCCCTGGTATCGTCGAACGTCGTCGTCTCGTTCACAGTACGAAAAGAGGGCTGTAGCTCCGGACGGGAACTTCCACGTCTTCTTGCCCTCCACAAAGTGGGCTCCGGGAAAGGCCTTCGGGTAGAAATCCTTAGACTTGTCGATGAGTTCCGTCAGTTCATCGAGAGTACGACGCAATAGAAGAGCACGATAGCCAGGAACGTGTACGTATCTGAGAAGATCGGCCAGCATCGCATAGGACTTGCCTCCACCAGCAGCACCGCCGTACAGGACTTCCTTTTCGGGGCTCGACAAGAACTCTTCTTGTTTGCCGGGGTTGGGTCGGAAGGCCACGTATTGGTCTTCGATGACTTCCTTGACACCCTCAGGAGCCTCTTCGAGGTCCGTTGGGGTAAGCACGGAGGACGAGTCCGTGGAGGTGGCTTCGGCCAGCTTCTCCAGGTTCGCTTTATGCTTTTTGACACGGTGCTTCTTGAGACGGACCTTGGCTTCGAGGGACTGGAGTTCTTTTTCTCGTTTGGCTTGGGCTCGGCGGGCTTGGCGTTCCGCTTTGAGCTTGGCCTCTTTCTTGGCAGCTGTCCTGGCTTTGGAAGCCTCCCTAGCGGCCCGTACGCTTAGGGGTCTTTCGAGTACCTTGGTCGAGGTGGCGTCCGGTTCGGCTGCTGCCTCTGTTTCGGTTGACACCAAGGTTCCGCTTGGCTTTTTGCTTGTTGTCATTCAGCTTCTTCTCGGAAGCCCTTTTTTGCACCATATAACCTTACGCCTCTTTTGGATCGTTGGTATAGGTTGGATGCGTTGAGGGGGACTCCGGTTTTAAGGGTGAGCCACTTGGCTGCATCCCGGTAGCCTATCGCCTCAGCGTATTCAAATGCCTGGGGAAGTACTGCCAGGAGCTCAGGGACTTCCACTATTGAGTGGGGGCCAGCAACTCGGTAGCCCCAGGCCACCGTGCCCTCTTTACGCTTGAAATAAGAGGGTTGCTTCATTTATTTAGAGGGCCTGTTATTACTAGGGTTAGCGGGTTTGCCATTTCGACTGGGCGGCTTCTTGCTCTTCTGGCCTTTCTTCGTCTTCCAGCCCTTCCACCTAGGATCACCAAACGGGACAAATTTCTCCATTTCTTGGATATTATTTTCACGAGGGCTTAGTTTGGGGGTGCGTTGGTGGGTGGTATAGCCTAGGTCTTCTCTCCAATCGGCTTGGCTTTTCTTTTTCTTCTCTGTAAGTGTAATCGGCATCTTCCTATTCCTTTTTATACATCCTCTGGAGTTATGTCTTGCATCGGAGCCTTATCCGGCAACAGAACGACTCCGTGGAACATGGAGCCTTCAACGGTCAACTTCTCTTGTTTGCCAACACCCACCCTATCCAGAATGGACTCGGCTGTCTTGACCTGGAACTTCAACATCGGGTTCTCAGCGAATTCAGCAACGGTTAGATCCATGCCGCCTACGAGCTTGGATGCCGCCTTAGCCGAGTTGGCTGCCAACATCGTCTCAGCCCGCTCGATGATCTCCGTACGGAGGGTCTTTATCAGATGGGCCTTGGAACCCTGTTTGTATCCTGCGTGTTGGAGGGCCGAGTCGATGTCTCCGCCATTCGTGAAGAGCTCAGCCAGGAAGCTGGTCTGCATCTCGTTCAGTTCCCGGGGTTTGGTGGGTGGCGTGAGAAGCAAATCCATTATTCGTCAGACTGACTTCCTGTCGCCAAAAAAATGTACCCGCCCCCCGCTACAAGCCACATCTCAATTACGTCCCGTTCGAAGTCTGTGAAGGTGCGGACGTATTCTGCAAGGACGACTCCAACCGGATACGGAAGAAGGCCACAGGTAGGGATCAGGTCCATGTACTTTATAAAGTCTTTAGTGTTGGCCACGGAGACGGCAACAGCCGCCGCTGAGTTGGCCCCCACCAGATCAGCACATACAAACCGGATAGGGTAGACACTCCCCACTTTGAAGGTGGGCTCAGCAGCCCCGGCTCCCCGACTGAAGACCATTGCAAGGAGTACAGCCGCTAAGGCGAGAGCTACGAAGATGGCTTTCCACATTGGGGTGTCTCCTGCTAGCAAGCTATCTTGTAGAGGCCCTCAGGGCAGACCCATTTAATATTCTCAGTCCAAGGGTTGGTAGGATTGTAGGGTCCATATGGATTATACTTCGGCCACGGGTGGGGGTGCGGTATCCACTGCCAATGTCCCACTGGACCGTTCGGGAGCCATACGAGCCATCCATATGCGCTCTCTGACTCCGTCTTCGAGCTGTCGGTAGTTTTGTCCATTTGATCTCCAATGGGTTCCATAGTCGTATAGTCGTGCCACGAACCCCTCTCGGGTTGTGGTCACGTCGCACCATGCTTCGATGGTCTCTTTCGGCATCTTTTCTCCTATTACCTGACTCGGATACTGGGCTGGATAGCTGGACATGGCAGATGGGCCTCTAAGGACCCCGTCTCCAGCTCCTTGGCTATCCGTGCCAGGGTGCTGTCGTAGGCTTCCAGGATCCAAGCCACGTCAGCATCGTTATGAGCATAACAGATGTTGTGGCTGCCCAGGATCAGGACACCTCGACGAAGCATCTCAACTGAAAAAAGCGTCTGGATGGCTTCCTTGCGGGCTGCGGGGTGGTCGGCAAACTCTAGGAGCATCCACGGGGCCTTACCCACTAACTGGATCACGGAGGTTAATCCGTGCCGCCTGATCAACCTGCGGGTCTGCTTGGCTAGGCTCCAACCCCTCTGCCAGAGCTCCGTGATAACCGGCTCCCGGCGCATCTTGTCGATAGTAGCGATGGAGGCCGCCAGGGACAGGGCCTCTCCGCTGAATGTACCCGAGAAGCAGATCTCAGTCATCTCGGCCATAACATCGGCTCGTCCGACCACCGCCGAGATAGGCATCCCGTTGCCCATTCCCTTGCCGAGGGTTGTCAGGTCAGGGGTGACCCCAAAGAGCTCCTGAGCTCCACCCAGCCCATACCGGAACCCCGTTATGACTTCGTCAAATATGAAGAGGGTGCCCTCGGCACGGAGCATCTCTTTGAGCTCGGCTAAGTAGCCTAGGCTCGGATCCCGGCGGTTCATCGGCTCCATTATGAGGCAAGCGACTTCGCTTGGATGGGCCTTCAAATAGTCACAGACTGCACCCAGGTCATCATAGGGTAGCATAGTTGTCAAGTCGGATACGGCGTCGGGAACGCCTTTGTTCCGAGACGTGGCCCCAATGTACCAGTCGTGCCACCCGTGGTAGCCCATTACAGCTACGTGGTCTCGTCCTGTGTAGGCTCGGGCCAGCCGGATAGCGGCTGAGGTGGCATCGGACCCATTTTTCCCAAAGCGCACCATTTCAGCCGAGGGCACGACTTCCACGAGGCGTTCAGCCAATTCCGTTTCCAAGGTTGAGGCGAGGCTGAAGCTGATGCCATCGGACAGCTGGGCACGGATGGCGGCGTCCACGTCAGGGTCTCCGTATCCCAGGGTGACTGGAAGGAGGGCCGACACCAAGTCCACGTATTCGTTGCCATCCACGTCCCACACTCGGCCACCTTCCCCGTGGGTGATAAAGAGGGGTGCGTGGCCCACGGGGTACTGTAACCGGCTCTTACTAAACGTCTGGGAGCCTAGCGGAATGACAGCCTCGGCCCGTTCGAGGAACTCGGCTGAGACCTCGAAGGAGCCTTCGGTCATGGAGGGCTCGTAGCCTTCGTTCCGTTCGGTAGCAGCGTTGAACACCCGTATTCCGGGGTGCTTATCCAGGGCTTCCAAAACCTCCGCGTACCAGGGAGGACGATGCTCTGGTAGGTATGCCACCACTTCACGTAGGAACAACAGATCCTGGGGGTCATCTAGGGTCCAGCGTTCTTTTCTGAGCCCGGGCAACGGACACTCCAGGGTACGAACCTGGAAGCGATGCCGCCGGTTCCGTATAAAGGGTGTCACGTGGCTCCGTTCGGACCCCAGCTTTGCCTCGGCTGCGGCAGCCTTCAGAGCGTCAAAGGTGAAAGCCTCACAGTCTAGTCCATCCGGCCAGTTAGCCATACCCACGTAGTCAGCGTCGGTTGTCTTCAAGAGTCGCAGGACTTGACTACATACGGCAGGATCCAAGAGGGGACAGTCGGCGGTCAGCCTCACAACGGTGTCGGCCCCTTCGGCTGCTCCCAGGAAGCGATCCAGAACGTCCTCTTCGGGACCTCTATAACATTTCACGAAGGCCTTTGTGCACCAGTCCACAATGGGGTTGTCATTGGCATTCTCGGACGTGGCCACCACGACTTTGTCAATACCTGTTATGCAGTTAGCGGCACGGACCACCCATTCGAGGATCGTGTGCTTATCGAGGCCCATAAGGACCTTCCCTGGCAACCGAGTAGCTCCCATACGGGCTTGGATAACGGCTACGGTAGTCAAGCTAGGACCTTTTCGTAGTTGCATCCCCCGGCATCATAGTGAACATAAGAGAACCCGCAAGAAAGAAATAGTTTACGAGAGGCTGTGTTGGTCTCTTTTGTCTCCGCTCTGAGCAATTCTACTTTAGTGCTATCCCGGAATGCGGCGATGGACTCAAGTAGAGCTGACTTTGCGAGACCCTTTCCCCGCCAGCCGGGGTTCATGTTGATGCTGATCTCGAACTGCTGAGGGTTCCCATCGTACGTATCGAACCGAACCATCCCAATCTTGTCGGTCCCGATCTGAGCAATAAAGATGTTGTGTTGGGATTGTGGGTCCTCTAGGGCATATAGGAACCAGGACGCATGTTCCTTCCAGTCGATCTTCTTGCCTTGCCAAAACATCTGTCGGGTGCGGGGGTCATTCCGCCACAGAAGGATGTCGAGGATGTCCGTGCGAACAGCCTGTCGAACAGTCACGAAGGGCAGCCCTGCCAACTCTCTTGCAACAATGACGCCACGGAGGACCCTTAAGGCCTCAAAACCGTCGCA